TTCGTTCTTCAAACTGGCACTGTGACCGATGCGGGCGATGCAACTGGATTTTCCACTGAAATTCAAGAATCCGACACAACTGCGGACGCGGCCTTTACTGCTGTGGCAAACGCTGATTTGGTCGGTCTTGAAACGGCTTTGACAGTCACCTTGGACGCTGACGATAGCAAGGCAATTGGCGCAATCGGTTACATTGGCGAAAAACGCTATGTCCGCGCGGTTGTAACTGGCTCGACAGGTTCAAACGCAGTGGTTAATGGTGTTTGGGTTCTTCAGCGCCCACGCGTTGCGCCAGTAACAAACGCAGCCGCGAATATCTCTGCGACCTAATTTTACAGAGGGGGGAGCAAATGCCCCCCTCGATAAAGTGAGGTGAAAAATGACAAAAGTAAAAATCTTAAAGACCACGCAAGGGTCGCCAGATGGCATCCAAGTCCTGACATATCACGAGGGCAACGAGTACGATTTGAACGATTCTCTAGTCGCCGCATTCATTCAAATGGGCGTTGTTGAGCTTGTGATTGAGGAAGAAAAGCCGCAAGAGCCAATTGCTGCCCCTGAAAACGCTGCGTTCGTTTCAGCCCCCGAAACAAAGCCAAATAAAAAGGGCAAAAAATAATGAGGTCATTGACCACTGTATCTGCGGGGGCTTCCCCTGTAACCATATCAGAGTTTAAATCTTTCCTAAAAATTGACGGGACGGATGAAGATGCAATCTTGCAAATTTGCTTGGACGCAGCGACTGATGGAATTCAAAAATATATCAGGCGCGTTCTTGTATCTGCACAATTTGATTTGTGGCTTGATTCATTCCCGCCTGAAAATGAAAAAAATGAATATCGCATTTTCGGCGGGTCAGAAATCTATCTGCCAAATCCCCCGACACTTGCTGTTTCCTCAATAAAAACCTATAATGAGAGCAACACAGAAAGCACCTTATCATCTTCGTTCTATTCGGTTGACGCTGAAAACGGGCGTGTGTTCCTCAATGACGGATACACGTGGCCTACAGCTTTACGGTCAAAGAAATCAATCAAGATTAACTATACTTGCGGTTATGACACAGCCACACCAGCCGCACTAAAACAGGCCGTTTTGTCTTATGCTGGTCAGCTTTATAATTCCCGTTGCGAATGCGAAATGGCAGATAGTGTTAAGAAAATTCTCGCTGGTTATAAACTTTACGATGGTCTGGGGTATTAAATGAGCCAAAACGTTTATAATTTCTCCATAAATCAGGGCGAAACTTTCGCAAAGCAAATCACATGGCGCGATTCTGCTGGTGATTTAATAAACCTGACTGGATATACCGCCCAGATGCACCTTAAAAGGGCTGCTAAAGACTTAAATTCTCTTTTTGAACTCACCAACGCAAATTCTAGAATCACTTTAGGCGGGGCAGCAGGAACGATTGCCCTATCAATATCCGCAGCAGATACAGCCGCCCTATCTGGCGAGTATGTTTATGATCTGGAATTGATAAACGGAACAGTCGTAAAGCGTCTTTTACAGGGGCGTATTTTGATAGATGCCGAGGTCACAAAATGACAATAACTGTTACAGACGATGGGGATTTGGTTGTAGTAAATGAGGAAACTTTAAATATTACAGTTTCAACTATTTCGGATGATTTATCGTTTACCGTTGTTTCTGATTTGTTATCCGTAACCGATCAATCCGACAATTTAGAAATAATAGAACAAGTTGATATGATAACTATCATGGATTCATCATCATCTGGTTCAGGTTCATCAAATTCATATTTTCCATCTGGCTGGTAAAGGAGCTAAAAATGTCACTAGGTAATACAACTGAAAACGATATTATGACTTACATATTCGATACAACTGCCCCAGCTTGGGCTGCTAACGCTACTTTCTGGGTGGCTTTGCATACAGCAGACCCAGCAGAGACAGGCACAGCGACAACATCTGAAGCGGCTTATACATCTTATGCTCGCGTGTCTATTTCGCGCACAACAGGATTTACTGTCACAGGTAATCAAATCGAAAACGCGGCGGCGGTTCAATTCCCACAATCTACTGGTGCTGGTTCTGATGTCACTCACTTTTCTATTGTAACAACTGCATCGGGCGCAGGGCAGATTATCCTTCGTGGCGCATTATCTGCATCTGTATCTACTGGTGTAGGTATTCAGCCACAATTCGCGGCGGGGGCTTTGACAGCAACGGTAGATTAATGATTAGAAACCTAAAGCAATATTGCGAAGGTACACTAAACTATTCGCCATTTTATAAATCATCTCTGCCTAATGCAGGGGCGATGAGATATGTTGATTTATCAATGGGTGCTGGAACGCCAAAGTTTAACGCATATGTTGGTGGTCAATATGAGGCAACAGTTCTAACTGGGTCTGGAAACGCTGGAATATATGTTGGAAGTGGCGATAGGTATGTTAATAGATTAACAGTAAATACAACTACGGCAAACTCAATCCCATGTCACTTAATGCTATGTGACTATCTTATGTTTTACCCACTTATAGATTTAGATAGTACAGATTTACAGGAGTTAGATAATACAGCTACCTTAACAAGATATACGGATGGTGTTAATGTTCAAGTCATGGCTGTGGTCACAACGCCAATGGCGGCCTCTGTTAATTGCAATGTGAACTATACTAATGCGCTAGGGGTAGATGTCACAACTTCGTTTACTCTAATATCTAACGCTAATATTGGTGGCATAATTTCAAGCGCATCTACTCAAAGTACAGCCACAACAGCAAATAGCCCATTCCTGCCTATAAAAGACGGATGCAGGAAAATAAACTCAATTCAGTTAGTTGGTTCTGCTGGTGGTTTTGCTTCGTTTGTTTTGGTAAAGCCATTAATTCAATTAGCATTGTTAGAATTAGGCGTTCCAAACGAATTAGAGCCAGTTAGACAAATGGGGCAAATGAAGAAAATATATAATGGCGCTTATTTGAATTTTGTTGCATTGCAAGGCGGGTCTGCTGGGGCAACGGGTATCCAAGGAATTTTAGAAACAATGAAAGTAGAGGAATAAAATGGGTTTTTCAAGTTTGGATGATATGGTTTCAGAAATTACTGCGGGTAAATTTCACCGCGCAGATGTTAATAAGATAACTGGTGCATCAGCGTATACTGCTGGTCGTTGGTATGATATGAGTTTGCTTAACGGCACACCGATTGCCAATGCGTTTGCTGGTACGGCGTTGACATGGAAAACGTGTGATGAGACAACTGGCAACGGTACGCAGATATTTGGTATTCCGCATGGTGGTAACGTATCACCTGATACGAAGCACATCGTCAATGTTTCCGCGTTAACGGCGGTTGCAACGGGTGTTCCAGCGCAACTTATGCTAGTTGATTTGCAAGGTTATTGGCCGAGCATTTCTAACAATACTACATCTGCTCAAACATTACTTGGCACTCCTACATTGAGATACACAAACGGCGCGGGTTGTCGTTTATTCCAAGTTCAAACGGCAGCGGCAGGGGCAACAGCGCAGAATATTGCTTTGTCTTACACTGATTCTGCTGGTAATGCTGGAAATGCGCTTCCAGTAACAGTTTCAATGACAGCCTCTGCAATCGCGGGGCATATTTCTCATTCTGGTACAGCAGCCAACAACTATGGCCCGTTTTTACCTTTAGCGTCTGGTGATACTGGCGTTCAGAACGTGGCAACAGTCACCATGTCTGCGGCGAATACTGGTACTTTTGCGCTATGTTTGGCAAAACCATTGCTAACAATACCAATTACAACAGTGTCAGTTGCGGCGGAGCGTGATTTGGTTAACCAGTTACCTTCATTGCCACGGGTAAAAGATGGTGCGTGCCTTGTTTGGTTATATTTTGCTGGTGCGGCTACGGGTGCGAGTACCAATTTCTATTTATCATCTGAATTTGCGTGGGGATAGATGCTTAAACGTGTTGGCGCAAACTTAAAGACATTACCGCTCCGCCATCTTGGTGGCGGTACTTTGTCTGGTTTGCGTTCAAACTATACAGGCACAGAAAGATATAATCAGGCTATCGGGCAAGGTGGTATAACCCAATACGCTGGGCTTGGTTGGGGTCATTTACCCCCTTCAACTTGGTTAATGCCGTACAAGGCTGGCGCTATATCATCAAGAAATGACTCGCCATTAAAGTTTACAACTGGCTCCTTAAATGTTGCCAAGGGTATAAATGTCACTGGCAACACTAATATATTATTTACTGCATCTGGTGCTGGGCAAGCCGTTGCATCATTGCAAGGTGCTGGAACAATAACATTTGTATCATCTGGAGCTATGTTTGCCCCATTTAATATGGTTGGCGATACGACTATTACCTTCGCCTCATCTGCCACATTAAGGGCTGATGCGTCAATTACTGGCTCTAGCACTATACAATTCGACACAAGCCTAACAACAGGCGCAAACGGTTTTATGGTTGCTATTCCTATTAGTACAGAATTGACTGCGGACACCGTTGCCTCTGCTGTATGGAACGCATTAGCGGCATCAAATTCAACGGCTGGAACAATGGGTGAGAAATTGAATGATGCTGGTTCTGCATCAAATCCTTGGACTGAAATAATTGAAAGCGGTTATACTGCTGCTGAAATCCTGAAATTGATAAGTTCTGTTCTGTATGGTAAAACAATAATAGATGGGACAACGGTAAAATTCAGGGACATCGCTGATTCAAAAGATAGAATCACTGCCACAATGGTTGGAAGTGAAAGAAATACAGTGACAATAGATGAGAGTTAAAAATAAATATTAGAGGCGTGATGA